CCTGACATTCCTGGCAATTCCCGCGTGTCTGTGCGGCGCGCGGACGGCTTTTATGAAGGCACCTGGACGAACACGGAGCCGATTCTGGACTACACGGGACGCTGGGTGGTCAATGTTTCGTTGGGAGGAAAGCGCGTGTTTGTGCCGGTTGAAGAAGTGCCCGTACACAAGGAGCGTCGCCGTGGATAGTCGGAAAATGCGTCTCGGCCTGTATCGCAAGATTGAAATTGCCAGAAAGCAACTTCCACACATGGATGAGGAAGCCTTCCGGGCCTTGCTGCGTTCAGAGTTCGGCGTATCCAGCCGCAAGGATATGAATATCCATCAGCTTTCCCGTCTGGCGCAGCTTTTCGCGGAACAGCACGGCGTTACCTATACCGCGCCCGCCAAAAGCCGCAACAGACGTGTGACACCGCTCAGTCGCCCGGACTGGATAGAAATCACAGATTCCATGCCGTATGCCGCCGAAAAACGGCAGATTCTGGCGATATGGCGAAAGCTGGGCTATTCCATGACCAGCCTGGATACGCGGGTAAAACGGGCGTTCGGCTGTCACTGTTTCGTCTGGCTCAAGGACGGGAAACAGATTTCCACGTTGCTGTCAGACTTGCAGCGGCGTGAAAAGGCGTTCGAGAAGAAGCATGACGGCCAGTGAACTGAAAGAGGCGGTGTTGGCCCGCTATCGGAGCGTGTACGCCTTTTGCCGGGCACACCCTGAAATGAAGCGGGCAACAGTGTATCTGGTGCTTTCCGGGCGTTATCCTGGAAAATGGCACGAGCAGGCTGCAAGGATTCAGGCAGCGCTTTCCGGGGCCGGAGAAAGCCCACGGGGCAGAGACGTGACGCCGGAAGTTGTGGGAAAGGCGTTGCAGGAAATCCGCTGTTCCCATTGTCGCCGCCTTGACCGCAGGGAGTGCCTTTCCTGCCGGGAGCAGACGGAACGAGAAAGCAAGGAGCTGTTTTTCAGGGTGTTTCAAGGGGGATAAGATGTCGAAAGCGCGGATACGGGAAATTGTGACGCTGACCAGGGAAGGATGGCGCCCTTATGACGCGGAACCTGAGCGTCGCGTATATGAAAAGCTAGGCTGCACGCATGTATTGCGCGGGAACCGGCGCAAGCCGTTCTGGTTCGTGCGCGGAGACGTGTTTTGCTGCATCGGCTGCGCGGATCATTGTACTCTGAAACGTCCGGCGGGCTTTCCCCTTCCGCTGCCCATACGCTATTCCAGCATACCTTCCGAGCAGCCCTATTCTCTGACGCCGCAGGAAATGGTAAACCGTCACGACATATTGAACGTGCGGCAGGCGGCTTATTGCCTGAATGTTTCGGAGCGCACCATTTACGACTATATAGCCGAGGGAAAACTGATACGGCTCAAGGACAGTCCTGTTCGCGTCCGGTCCAAGGAGGTCAAGGAACTTCGAGGTGATTTTGACGAGTGAAAAAAGTTCGCATAGCCCGCGCCCTTTCCGGGCATGAAGCGGCCCGCCATGGCATGATTGCCGTGACGGGCCGTTTTCGCGTCCGGTCCGTTCCTCCCTTCCCCGCCGGATTTATTCCGGCGGGGTCATTCCGAAACGAGCGCGGCAAGGAGCAGTTTTTCATGAAGAAGTTTCTTTGCAATCCCCGGTATCTGCTGGCCGTTTTCATCGTGAGCGGCCTTGTTCTACTGGCGGGACTGGTTTTCCTTTCTCCCTATCAGGGGCCTGTTGTGGCCTACAAGCTGGCGCTGGTCATGGTGGCGGCCATTGCGGGCATGGCTTTTGACTTTCTGGCGTTCCCCTATGCGCTGCCGTCTTCCTATCTGGACAAAGACTGGCGGGAAGACCCGGAAGCCACGGGGGATGACGGACAGCCGGACTTTCCCATTGCCACCGGTTACTTTCGTCCGTTCTGCGCAGCCATGCTCCGCCGGGCCTGCATTATTGCGGCTTTTGTGCTGGCCGTGGCACTGGGGCTGTAACCATGCCGGACGTAACATTGAAGGTTGAGACCAGCCCGACATGGAAGGAAATTCTGGTACAGGCCCTGTGCTGCTGCGCCCGGTGGATACTACGAGGTTTTCTTCTGTTCATCGGTTTTTATCTGGCCTCCCTATGGTTGCCGATTAGTGCGAAAGCCGCTGAGGTGACGATTCCCCGCGCTGCGCAACAGTACCGGGCGACTCTGGTTCGTGCTGCCCATGCCACTTGGGGACTGGACGCACCGGTGGCCGTATTTGCAGCGCAGGTTCATACCGAAAGCTGGTGGCGCAACGATACTGTGTCGCATGTGGGGGCGCAGGGGCTGGCACAATTCATGCCCGCCACGGCGCGCTGGTTGCCTTCTGTGGCACCGGAAACAGGCAAGCCCGCGCCGTTCAATCCGGGCTGGAGCCTGCGGGCGCTCTGTGTTTACGACAAATGGCTATGGGATCGTGTCGCCGGTCATTCCGACTTTGAACGCATGGCCTTTACCCTGTCCGCGTACAACGGCGGGCTGGGCTGGGTGAACCGTGATCGCAAAAAAGCCCGCGCGCTGGGCGTGGATGACCGGCGCTGGTTCGGGGCTGTGGAAAACGTGAACGCCGGGCGCAGCAAAGCCGCTTTCCGGGAAAACCGCAACTATCCCCGTCTGATCCTGGAAGAACGGCAATACGCCTATATCAAGGCGGGCTGGGGGCCGGGCGTGGAAGATGAGGCGCGGTTATGATGCTCCGGCTGATCGGGATAGGAACTGTGTTCGCGCTGGTGGCTGTTTCCTACTCTCTGTTGCTTACTAAGGGCGCGCTTGACACGGAAAGGCTGCATCATGCCGCCACAGCCTTGGAACGCGACCAGTGGAAAACAGCGGCGGAAGCGTACCGGAAGGACGCGGAAGCGCAGGCGGAAAATGCCCGCCTGTGCCTGGACCGGGAGACAAAAGCCGCGCGAGACGCGGCGGAACGAACATCTATTGTAAAGCAGGCCAGGCCGCGTGCCCGCACCGTAGAAGAAAAGGCCAAGGTGGTGGACGATGAAACGCGCCGTCGCGCTGTTGAGCGCCTTAATCGTCCTTTGTAGCGGATGCGGTAAGCAGGCCGCACCGCTTGTTATCAACCTGCCCGACTGCCCGTCCCCGTCTGCTCCGCTTTTGCCGGACCTGGACGCGACGGAGCCGCTGGACAGCCCGGAGAATATTTCCTGCTTATTGGAAAGGGACGATAAAATCCGGGCTTACATAGACGGCCTGAACGCGGCGCTGCGCTGTGAGCAGGCACGGGGAAAATTATGAGTGATATGTCTGCTGCCGTAAGTGCTGCGCTGCCTTTGCTGGAAGCACTGTTTTCTCTGGGCGTGCCCGGCATCCTTCTTGTGCTGGCCTCTATTCCCGCTCTCGTCATTGCCGTGATTTTTGTCCTGGACTACAAGCACGGCAAGCGAGTGTCCAAGGTACTGGAAGCCTATCGGGAAGATACCCAGGAAAGTCTGCGGGTGATGACAGAAAAATTTGAGACCAGCTTGCGGGAAATGAACAAAAAACATGACGAAGTCGCGGAGTATTACCGCAAAAATGTGACCTTGGTAAAAAATTACGAAAGGATGACCGATGCGTTGCAGACTTTGGTCGTGAATAACACGCGCGCTGTGGAACACCTTTCCACCATCGTGGAAACAAGGAGTAAAATGTGAGCAGGCTGGAGGAAATCGGGCAGCGGGAAGAGCTGCGGAGGCGACGGAAGATTATTGAGGCTGAGATACAGTCCCACCGGGACAGCTTGCTGTCAGCCCTTTCCATAATTCATCCTTTGGAAGAATTGCAGGGAGAATATATTGCAGCGTTGGGCGTCAAACTGAACGAACGGCTGATGGAGCTTGACGGCGTGAACAGGCGTATAGCCATTCTGAGCCGTGAACTCGGAGACTGACATGGGCTGGGAACATGAACCGGGCACCGTGTGGCGGGCGCAGGAACTGTACTGCATGGATCGCCTGTCCTTCGAGCGAGTTTCCGAACTGACGGGCGTGGCCACTTCCACGTTGAAACGCTGGGCGGACAAATACCGCTGGCGTGAACGTCGTGAGGAACTGGCGCAGGTGGAAAGTGAGATACGTTTCAACACCGTCATGGGGCGAAAGGCCATCTTGCAACGTCTGCTTGAGGCTGAGGACGGCAAGGAAGCCTCGCAGGTGGCCTTTGCCGTGGCCAGCCTGGAATCCTTGGCATTGAAGCAGGCGGAACTTGCGGCAGCGGGCAAGATACCTTCCTTCTCCGAGCCGGAAGCACGGCCTCATATTGCCACGCAGGCGGACGCTGTGGCCGCGTTGCGTGAAGCCGTGCGCAACAAGGTGGGCATGGCTTTGTCCGATCCGGGAAAAATCAATGCCGCCACGGTACAGGACGTGAAACGCTGCCTGGAACTTCTGGGAGAACTGGAAGCGCGGTTGCCGAAAGAAAAGGAAGAAAGCCGCGACAAGGCGCTGTCGCCGGAAAATGCGCAGGCCATCCGGGAAATCCTCGGCACAAGTTAGGAGGCTCGTATGGATCTGGGCGACGTGTTGCTGTCGTATCAAAAGGCATGGCTGGGGGACAAATCGCCGGTCAAAGTGGTGGAAAAATCCCGCCGTATCGGCCTGACCTGGGCACAGGCGCTGGACGACGTGCTGAAAGCCTCGACCTCCGGTCGGGACGGCATGGACGTGCTGTATATTTCGTTCAATCAGGACATGACGCGGGAGTATATCGACACCTGTGCGGAATGGGCGAAAAAGTTGCAAATCGTGGCCGGGAAGGTGAACGAAGATATTTTCCGCGACGGGGACGAGCGGGAAATCAAGGCTTTCCGCATCGACTTCGCCAGCGGGCACAAGATACTTGCGCTGTCGAACCGGCCTTCCAACCTGCGAGGCAAACAGGGGCGCGTCATCATCGACGAAGCGGCCTTTGTGGAAGACCTGCCGGAACTTTTGAAGGCGGCGCTGGCGCTGCTCATGTGGGGCGGGCAGGTCATCATCATTTCCACGCATGACGGGGCGGAAAACCCTTTCAATGAGCTGATCCAGGACGTGCGCGCCGGAAACCTGCCCTACAGTCTGCACCGCATCACGCTGGACGACGCGCTTTCCGCCGGACTGTACCGGCGTATCTGCCGGGTGACGAAACAGCACTGGACGCCGGAAGCGGAAGAAGCCTGGCGTGCCGATCTTATCAAGACGTATGGCGACGGCGCGGACGAAGAACTTTTCTGCATTCCCCGGCAGTCTTCCGGGGCCTATCTGACCACCGGCATGATTGAAGCCTGTATGGAGGCGGCTCCCGTGCTGACATGGACGCCGCCAGCCGGCGACTTTGTGGACTGGCCGCTGCCGGTGGCGGAACGCTACACAAAAGGCTGGATCGCGGAACAGCTTGAACCTCTTCTCTCCGGCCTGCCGAAAGACCGGGCGCATTTCTGCGGCGTGGACTTTGGCCGCAGCGGCGACCTCTCCGTATTCTGGCCCGCGACGGAAGAAAAGGATTTGCGCCTTGTGCCGCCCTTTGTGCTGGAGCTGCGCAACTGCCCGCACAGAACGCAACAGCAGATTCTTTTCGCCGTGCTGGACGCCTTGCCGCGTTTTTCCGGCGTATCGCTGGACGCACGGGGGAACGGTTCGGCCCTTGCGGAAGCGGCCCGGCAGCAGTACGGGCCTGGCCGGGTTCGGGAAGTCATGATTTCCGAAGGCTGGTATCGGGAGACCATGCCGCTGCTCAAAGCGGGGATAGAGGACAAAACGCTGATTTTACCGAAGGACGCGGGCATACTTTCGGATTTTCGCAGTCTTCGAGTGATGAAAGGCGTAGCCCGTGTGCCTGAGCAGCGGACAAAGGACAAAACAGGCGGCAGGCACGGCGACAGCGCCGTGGCCTGTGCCATGATGCTGGACGCACGCAGGGAGCTGGGCAGCTCGGAGCCGTGGGAATATGTGGGGATCCCCATGAGCGGCTTCAATTTCAACGGCTGGTAAAATCCTTCGCATGGTACGCGCCCTTTCCGGGCATGGCCTCCGTTTTTTTGCCACAATGGCGGGAAAACGGAGGTCTTTTTCATGCTTCATGCCGTTATCACACTATTTTTCGCTGTCGCCGGTTGGCTTTGCCATATTCCGGCGCTGGCCTGGCTGTGCGCCGCGTTTTATACAGGGCGCGAACATGCGCAGGCGGAATATCGCTGGATTGACGCTTACGGGAACGGACACCGGGACAATATGCCCTGGTGGGGCGGGTTCGATCCGCGCGTCTGGAACCGCAAATCGCTGCTGGACTGGCTGCTGCCGGTCTGCGTGGCGCTTTTTGCGGAGGCGGTATGAGTAGCGGCGGACTGTACAACGCGGACGGAACCTTTGTGCCGTTCAGCGCAGCGGATTTGAGCACGGAACTGGCGACGCGGCAGAACGCGGGGGTGTTTTTCGGGGAACTGGACGGCTGGCTGAACACCCTGCCGGACCCGGACCCGGTGCTGCGCAAGCGCGGGGACGAGGCGGATGTGCTGCGGGAACTTTCTGCGGATGACCAGGTGACGACGGCCATGCTCTCCCGCAAGAACAGGGTATTGAACTGTCCTCACCTGTCGTTTCGTGCCGGAGCGCCGGAGGGCGAAACGCCCACACCGGAAGCGGAGGAACTGCACCGGCGTTTCATGCGGGACCTTGAGCGCGCCAACCTGCGCACAGTCATTACCGGGATGCTGGATGCCCCCTTTTACGGTTTTACGCCTATGGAACTTGTCTGGCGCTTCGACGGGGACTGGTGGCATATCGTGGACATTGTGCCGAAGCCTTATCACTGGTTCCGGTTCGATAGCCGCAATAATCCCGTGTTCGTGGGGGAATACGGTCTGTATTGCGCGGACCCGCGTCCCCTGCCTCCGGGCAAGTTCGTGTTCGTCACGCATCATGCTACCTACGACAATCCCTATGGTCTGCGCCTGCTCTCTCGCTGCCTGTGGCCGGTGAGCTTCAAGCGCGGCGGCCTCACGTTTTACGCCCGCTTTGTGGAACGGCACGGGATGCCCTGGGTGGTGGGCGAGGCCCCGGCGCAGGCAAAAGAGCCGGAAAAGCGGGACATGGCGCGCGGGCTTTCACGCATGGTGCAGGATGCCGTGGCCGTCATCCCGCACGGGGCGAATGTCAAGCTGGAAAGCGCGGGGCAGACGCAGGGTGCGATTCATGAGGACTTTCTGGCCAGGCAGGACAGAGCTATCAGCAAGGTTCTCATGGGGCAGACGCTGACCATTGAAACCGACGGCAAGAACAGTCTGGCGGCCACGGAAGCGCACAAGAGTGTGGCCGACGACCTGGCGGACGCGGACAAGGCCATGGTCACGGACGCCTGGAACGAGATCGCCTGGCTGTATGCTCAGGTCAACGCAGGGCCTGGCGTTTTTGCGCCACTGGCAGAGTATGACGAACCCGAAGATTTGAACGTGCAGGCTGACCTTGGCAAGAAAATCCGGGAAATGGGCGCGAAGTTCACGCGGGAATACTTCACCGGTCGTTTTGGCCTCAAGCCGGAGGAGTTCACGCTTGAGGAGGAAGCCAAGCCGCCGATGGAGGGAAACGCGGATTTTTCAGCTCCGGCGGACAGGGAAACACTGGCCGACAAGGCTCAGAAAGAGCTTGACGCGGCCATAGGGAAGTTGTTGCCCTCCACGCTCCGTGCCAGCACGGATTTTGTCACGGAAGTTGAGAATGCGGTCAGGGAGGCAAAGAGTTTCGACGAGCTGGAAGAAGCTCTGGCGGAACTGCTGGCCCCCTCCATGAAGCCGGACGAGCTGGAAAGGTTCCTGGCCCGCGCCATGACGGCGGCTGCCGGACACGGTGCGGGAGCCGTGCGTGGAGAAGAGGAAGAGGATGACGCATGAAGCTGCCGGGCTGGGAAATCATTGACGAAGGCGTCACGCCGGAAGCCGCCATAGCCTGGTGGAAGCAACGAGCCAAACTGACGGATGCGGAAGCCAGGGCATTGACGGAAGGCGCGAGACAACGCGCGTTCTATGTCACAGGACTGGCACGGCGTGACCTGGTGCAACTGGTGAGCGACGGCATCCAGGCCGCGCTTGAAAACGGGGAAACACTGGACTCTTTCCGGGAACGCATCACGGATGCCATACGCGCGGAAGGTTGGCACGACCGGCGCGTAGAACTCATATTCCGAACCAATATGCAGTCGGCATACGCCGCCGGACGCTGGAAAAAGATTCAGGCGGTCAAGGCGTCCCGCCCCTATCTGCAATATGTGGCGCGCATGGTCCGTACCCGGCCAAGCCATGCCATTCTGCACCGGCTTGTCTATCCCGTGGATCACGAGTTCTGGAAAACGAACTACCCGCCCAACGGCTTCCGTTGTCATTGTCATGTGGTGACGCTTTCTTCCAGGCAAGTGGAAAAGCGCGGTCTGACGGTACAGAAGGAGATGCCGAAATCCGGCGTCTGGAAGGACCCGAAGACCGGCTATGAGTATTTCGTGCATTTTCCCGGTGCGGACAAGGGCTTCCGTGGCAATCCGGGCATGGACTGGCTGGACGGCCTGGACCTCAAAAAGTACCCGGACCTGAACAAAAAGAGCTATGCGGAACAGCGCGGCCCGGCTTCGACAACTTCCGATACCGTGGAAAAAGCCCTCGGAATCAGGAAAGGTCCGCCTATGGACTACAGGGAAGCGGCGGAAAAGGCGAACCCCAATTTTCATGTGGATACGGCATATCAAATCAACTGTCAGCGCTGTGTTCCGGTCTATGAATTACGACGGCGGGGATATCCTGTAACGGCTATGCCAAAACGAAACCAGTATGACGGGAAGGCAAATGCCTGCCTTTATGGCTATGAGTGCTTCGATTCTCCGCAGGTCAAAGGGGTCTGGGGAAGGCATCCGGTTTTGAATAAAACGGACTTGCTCAAGGCTCTGAAAGACTTGCCAGATGGCGCAAGGGTAGGCATAATATGGGCGTGGCCGGGAAAAAGTCGCAGCGGACACACGACGGTTTGCGAAAAGATAAACGGCAAGCTGGTTTTCATGGATCCGCAAACGGGTAAAATCGGTGATGAGACACTCGGCAAGGCACACAGGAGTTTTGGTTATTCCTGGTACAGGATGGATGACCTGGAGCTGAATCAAGATATGGACTGGGCACAAGTAGCCAGCAAGGAATAAGCCATGACTGAAACAGAAGCAAAAGACCTTGTTCGACAGCGATTGTCGCAAGATATAGATGCGGACTATCCCAAGCTCTGGGTCGGCAATACTTTTGCGGAAACACCGGATACTTTCATTATTGAAGGGGCCGTCTATTCCGATAAAGAAAATCGAGATGATGGCTATGTGCTTTGCGCCGTACACAAAGCATCAGGCAAGTGCGGGCTTGTCCTGCCGCCGCCTGGTCCAGCCCTGGAAAGAGAGTCTTTTGAAAGTTTTTCCTGGGATGGTAGCTGGGTAATAGTCTAGTGCGTTGGAGAGCCGCCGAAAGGCGGCTTTTTTGTTGTCCATCAAATTCTTTCTAGTATTCTCATTTATCGTGCGGAAAAGACGACGCGGAAGGCGTCTGAAAATAGTTCGCATGGAACGCGCCCTTTCCGGGCGGAGCCCCTGCTTTCCTGTCATAGTGACGGAAACAGGGGCTTTTTTTCATGGACAACAAATGGATCGAGATAGCCCGCACGGGGACATTTACGGACAGCTCCGGGCGCGAACAGACGTTTACGGCGGGAGACCTGGACGCCATAGCGCGGAGTTACGATCCGCAAAAACGGGACGCGCCGCTCTGTTTCGGGCATCCGCAAAGCGACAGGGCTCCGGCCTTCGGCTGGGTGGACCGGCTGAAAAGCGAAGGCGGCAGGCTGTACGCCAGCTTCTCCCAGGTGCCGGACGAAGTTCGGGACCTGGTGGCTAGGGGGCGCTACCGGCATGTGAGCATGAGTCTGATGCCGGACCGGGTGAGCCTGCGGCATGTGGCGCTTCTGGGAGCGGCGCAACCGGCCATAGACGGGCTGGCCGCTGTGGAATTTGCAGACGGCGGCGACGCCATAACCGTGGAATTTGCCGCCCCGCGCGGCGAAGGAGACAGCATGAGTATTGAGGAACTGCAACGGCAGGTGGGTCAGCTCACGGCGCAGCTTGAGACGCTGAAAGCGGAAAACGCGAGCCTGAAAAAGCAGGCTGAAAGCAGCAAACAGGATAAGGAAAAGGCCGAAAGCGCCAAAGCCGACGCGGAAAAGAAGGCGAACCAGGCGCACGCGGACTTTGCCGCCTACCGAGAAAAGGTGGAAGGCGAGCGTCGGGAGGCGCGCGTTTCCGAGCTGGTGAAAGCCGGGAAGGTGAAGCCCGCCGAAAAAGCCTCCGTTCTGGACTTTGCGGCCAAGCTGGCGACGCAGACGGGAACCGTGGACTTTGCGGCCCCGGACGGAAAAACGGAAAGCCTGAGCATGGAAGAACGCTATTTCCGCGAACTGGAAGCACGCCCCGTGGATGAACGGGCTTTCGACTTTTCCGCGCCTCCGTCCCATACAGGCGGCGAACCCGGCTTTGATTACGCCAAGATGGCGGCCAAACTGTAGGAGGATACGCCATGAATGAAGGGCATCTTGGAACATTCAGTTTCGGCGGCGAACGGGCCGCCACGGACAACCATCCCGCGATCATCCATCATCTGCCGCTTTCGGAAGACGTGACGGCCTCCCTTGCCGTGGGCACGCTGCTGAAAGCCGTGGACGTGTACGGTGCGAGCGCCGCCATAGGGGAAGAAAGCAGCGGCGTGACGGGAGCCAGCGTCGATGCCGCGACTTTTGCGGCCAAGGTAGGGAGCAAGGTCGGCACCTATGTTTTTTCCTACGACTCGGAATGGAAACTTTCGGGGCAGTCGGCCACGCTTTCGGAGTACGGCGTGACGCCGGAAGGTTCGCCCTCTTCCGGGGATACGCTTACCGTTACGCTGGTTCTGTCCGACGTGCTGTACACGCCTTTCAAGTATGCGGACACGGCGGAGCCGTGCGCCGTGGTGGACCTGCCCTGCGACCCCACCGGGAAAAACGGAGAGAAATCCGCCGCGTGCGTGGTACACGGCACGGTCAAGGCGCGTGTTCTGAAGACCGGGGACGGCCAGGTTCCTACCAATGGCCAGCTTGCCTCCCTTGCGCGGCGCGGCGTGTTCGCCGTGTAGTCTAAAACAGTCTAACAGAAAGGAATCATTATGCTTGCGCATCTGAAAGGACTTTTTACGCCGGATGCCATTGCGGCATCGCTGGAGTCGCTGCCGCCGCTGGAAACCACGGTCATGGACAATCTTTTCAAAGACAGACCCACGCATCCGCTGCCGCTTATCGGTATTTCCGAGCTGAAAGCCGTGGTGCAGTCGGTTCCGGTGGTGCGGCGTGACGGTACGCCCGTTTCGTTGAAGGGCGAAAGCGTGGACATGGAGTTCGTGGCCCCGCTGCCCATCAAGGTGCAGATTCCGGTATCAGCCAGCGAGCTGAACGACTTGCGCGTGCTTTTCGGGAACAAGGCGGCGCTGACGGCCTGGCGCACGCGCAAGGTGGATCAGATCCGCCAGACCGTGCGCAATACCGTTGAGGGTATGTGTTCCGTGGTGGCATCCACGGGCAAACTGACCTGGCCCGTGGACATGGAAGGCGGACGCCGTGAAGTCTATGAAATCGACTACGGCCCGCTGCTTTCCTTTGAACCTGCCGCGAAGCTGACGACCTCTTCCAAAGTTTCGGACGTGTACCGACTGCTGCGAGGCATGGAGCAGGAAGTGAAACACGCCGGGCTTGGCGGAAGCGTAGAGTTCTGGGCCGGTCCTGACGTGGCAGCCGTGCTGCTGGACATTGTGGAGAAGTACACGTCCACGGCGGAAAGCAAGCCGTACCGCCTGGAGCTGAAAGACGGGCGCGCGGAAGTGGGCGGTTACACCATCCGCTTCATGGATGAAACGTATCCGAACCCGGAAGACGACGGGGAATGGCTGCCCAAGCTGGAGCCCAAGACCCTGCTGGCAGTGGCGAAGAATCAGCCCGGCAAAGTATGGTACTGCGCCATTGACTCCATTTCGGCCAACAACGCGGCCACGCCGCTGCATATTGTGCCTGTGCCCCGCCAGGACGACAGCGGCATCATGCTCATCGGACAGGCGAAGCCTCTTCCGGCGCGTCCTTCGCGGGCGAGCTGCAAGGCGATAGTGGTCGATTAGCGAGAAAACGCCCTGAGCGCCCCGGAGAGGCGTTTTTCTTTCCGGGGCGGGCGTGGGGAAGGAGAAAGTTTTTAGACTATTCTAAAACTATTCCAAAACGCGAGGAAAGGGTATGTCCGCTTTCCGCTTCCCCTCCATGAGGAGATCCGATGCTGTTATGCCGTAGAGAACATATCATCGACCTGCTGCACGCAAAATATGTGGCGGCCTGCGAGGAGCAAAACCCCGGCCTTGTGGAGCGCACCATCGAAGCCGTATCCGGGGAGGTAAGCGACGCGCTTTCCTATCGCTATCCGCAACCCTGGCCGTATGTGCCGGAACTGGTGCGTTACATCACCGCCGTCATCAGCGCGTACCGCGTAGTGGAAGGTATCACGTCCCTGGTGGATACGGAGGAAAGCGGGGACAACGAGTGGATTCCCCTGCAAAAACAGTGGAAGTATTGCACGGACCTTCTGGAAGACATTGTTTCCGGCAAACAGAAGCTGCCGCTTTCGGAAGCGAACCCGGACCGGGAAGACCCCACCTTTGCCGTGGTGAGTCGCCCGCCGCTGTTTGATTTGCGGGGGCTGTGATGGCGGCGCGCAACGGCGTTTCCCTGAACTGGGGCGGCCTTGACCGGGCATTGGAAACGGCGGGCCGCGGACTGGAATCACGGCGGCTGGCGCTTATGGAATTGGTGGGCGACACGCTTTTGTCCGGCACGCATGAACGCTTTGACGCGGAAGAAGACCCGGAAGGCAAAAAATGGGAGCCCTCGGCACGGGCACGCGAGGAAGGCGGCAAGACGCTGGATGACAGCAGCGCGCTTCGTGACTCCCTGGATTACCTTGCACTGCCGGACAGAGTCATGGTGGGCAGCAATCTTCCTTACGCACGCATTCATCAGAAAGGTGGCAAAACATCCCCGCACGTTATCAGGCCCAAACGCAAGAAGGCGCTGGCTTTCGGAGGAATCGTGCGGAAGAAGGTCAATCATCCGGGATCGGACATTCCGGCCCGTCCGTACCTTGGCGTTTCTGAAAAAGATATGGACGAGGTTCGCGCGGTCATGGCCGATTTCATGAAAAACGCCTTCTCCCGGTAGGAGGAACACGAATGCAGGCATTTGCAACGGAAGTCATTACGCGAGCGGCGCTGGCGGCGGGCTTGCCGGAAGGCCGCGTCATGGCGGCGGTGAAAAAGGACAATTTGACCATAGACCGTCCTCGCGTGGAAATGCAGTTCCTGCCGGAAAAGTACACACGCACAGGGCGCAAGCTGGGGGTGAGCCGGGAGACGGTGAAAGGCGAGGACGGCACGGAAAAGCTGATGCTGGTGCGCAAGCGGGAGCTGTATGTGGTGGAACTGCCGGTAAACGTCAACGTGCTGAGTGAAGACCGGGAATGGCTGGAGCGTTTTTCCTATGCGTTTGTTGCGGCGCTTCCGCGCGGCGGCAACGACAGCCGGGGCAACTGGGTAAAAATCCAAGTGCGGAAGGCGACGTTTTCCCGCCCGCCGGACAAGCGCGTGGGGGATGCGGTCATAGAAGTTTTCACCAGGGCGAGCCGCCTTTTTGTACTGACATTCACCGGACGCATCACCACGGAGGAAAGGGAGGACCTGATCCCATCCTTTACTATCAATCCTCATATCAGAAAAGCATAAGGAGGCCGGAATGGCTACGAAAAAGAAGATGAACGAGGAAGTCCAGGCTCCCGAAGTCGGGATGACCACGGAGCAGACAATGGAACAGACTGTTCCCGAAAGGGAGGAAGAGCATGTCGAAGAAGCGCGGGAGCAGACGCCGGAAACAATGGAAGCGACGGAAGCGCCCGCTGATACGGAAAAAGATGTGGCGTCTGCCAAGAAAAACGTCGGACCGGCGCTGGAAAGTCTTTCCGTTCTGGCGGACCGGCACCGTGTGCCTTCGTGGCAGCAGGCGGCGCTTCTGCGCTTTATGGACTGGACGGACGACAAGCTGGTAAGCGATGCGGCATACCGCGCGGCACTGGAAGAGCTGAAATACCGCCGTATCGGTGGCGGACGGAGGTAACTATGGGCGACGTACTTACCTATCTTATAGACGGCACGTCCGGGCTTGCGCCGGGCGGCGTGGACGGCAAGGCCATTGTGGCGGGCGTATGCTCCAAGGGAACCGTGGGCAAGGCGTATCTCATCGGCAAGCGCACTAACCTTGAAGATATGCTGGGCACGGGGCCGTTGGTGGAGCATGTACGGGACATGCTTGTCACGGGCGGGCAGGAACCTGTCATCGTGGCCGTGCCCGTACAGGGGCAGCAGGCGGGCTACATCAGCGATGCCGTGGTCACAGGGAGCGAGGTGACGCCCCAGGTCTCCGGTGTGGCGGCGAAGAATGCGGATATCGTGGTAAAGGTCGAAACACCCGGCGCCATCGGTACGGCCACGCTGAAGATCAGCACAGACGGCGGAAAAACCTTCGGAGAAGCAAGCCCCTCTTCCGAACAGGTAGTCATCGGCACCAGTGAAGACGCGACCGGAGCCACGCTGGTATTCCCGGAGGACGCGGAGCTGGAAGCCGACGCGGAATACGTCGTGACGGTACGCTGCGCCGTGGGTCCGGTCAGCCGTGTGGGCGATGAAGACAGTCCGCAGGTGACGGTTGCGGCGGAGAAAGGCGGCGTGCTGGCCGGGGCTGAGCTGGTGATCCAGATTGTCAAAGGCGGCGGCCTGAACACGGGCACTTATCAGATTTCCACGGACGGCGGGGATAATTTCGAGCGTGAGCGTACTATCCCTGTGGATGGGAAGCTGACGCTTTCGGATTTCGGCGTGACCGTGACGTTCCCGGACGGGAGCTATACGGCGGGCACCACCTACGAATGCCGCCTGCTGGCTCCCACTCCGTCCATCATGGACGTGATGGACGCCCTGGAAAGCCCGCTTGCCCTGTATGATGTGGAATTTGTCCATATCGCCGGGGAGACGGATTCCGTGGACTGGACAGCGGCGCAGACCAAGGCGGAAGAACTGTGGAACCTGCAACGCCCGACGTACTTCAAGATGGAGACGCGCCTTCCGCGCGACGGTGAAGACCTGAACGACTTTGCCGCATATCTGCTGGCGGAGAAACAGGGCTTTGCCGGTCGGTTCGTTACCGTCTGCTGCCAGTACGGAGAAGTCACGGACAGCACGGGAGCCAGCCGGCTGCGCAACGCGGGCGGTTTGCAGGCCGGGCGCGTGATGTCCATTCCCGTGCAGCGGGCCACGGGCCGCGTGAAGGACGGACCGGTATCGCAGCTTTCCCTGCCGGAAGGATGGGAAGCCGTGCAGAGCACGCTGGAAGATGCCGGATATCTGACGGCGAAGAAATACGCCGGGCTTGACGGTGTGTATTGGGGCGATTCCCGCACCATGGCGGACGCCACCAGCGATTACCGCTACGAGGAAGTGCTGCGCACGGTGTTCAAGGCCGTGCGGCTCATGCGCGTGGCGGCGCTCAAGAGCATGTACGACGAAGCCGGGGACCCGCTGCGCCCGGATTCCGCCACGGGACTGGCGTATTTGCAGGCCAGCCTTGAAAACGCCTTGGATACCATGGTCAAGGCCAACCCCAGGGAGCTTGCGGCGTATGTGGTGGACATTGCCTCCGGTCAGGACATAGCCAACAACGGCGTAGCCGTGGACATTACCCTGATAGGCATTGGCATCATCCGCCAGATCAAGCTCTACCCGCGCTATGTGTACGCGGGTTCCACCTTCGACCCGCGCATGGCCGCATAAGGGGGCATCATGGCAATCAACGGACGCAACTACGACTGGGAAGACATGCACGTCGTGCTGCCCAGCGGGGAAGCCGTGGGCATTACGGAAATCAAGTATTCCGACGGTCAAAGTATTGAAGCGCGTTACGGACGCGGTGCCGTGCCGCGCGGCTGGGGCCGTGGCAACTATGAGGCTTCCGGCTCCATGGTGCTGGACCGTGACGAATGGGAAATCTTCAAGAAAAGCCTGCTGGGCAACGGCGGTCTGTATGACCACACGCCGTTCACCATCATTGTGGCCTATGCCAACAACGACATGGGCACGGTGGTGGACACCTTGAAAAGCTGCAAGATTACGAAGTTCGACGGCGGCGGGGCCTCCCAGGGCGACGACAACGCCAGCCCCATTTCCTGTGAGTTCACTATCCTGGAGCCTATCCTGTGGAACGGCACGGCAGCCAAGAAGGAAACGTCGTCCCTGGCCTGATTTTCCGTTCAAAAACTGTTCGCATGGAGCGCGTCCTTTCCGGGCGCGCTCCTTTGTTTTGTGCCATGCTGGAGGAAACACGGGCAATCCCGCCCGCAGCAACATCAAGGAGTTTTCCATGTCTCAGCTTGAAAACCGCAAGTATGTTTCCTTCTCGCACACCTTTTCCGACCCGTGGTCCGGGGAAAACGCGGAAGAGGCGCAGGACGTGACCCTTTCCTTCCGCTTTGCCAAGCCCACCAAGCTGCAAATCCAGCGTTTGCAGGACAAGGCGGCGAAAAACGCCGGGCAGGCGTCCCGCAATTTGGTGCTGGATTGCGTTCATCCCGACGACAAGCAGGCGCTCACGGACGCCATGGAAGAGTATCCCGGCATCGCCACCAGCTTTGCCACGGCCATCATCAAGGGCGTGGGCATTTCCGCCGAACTGGGAAACTAGCGCCGCCCCCGGATGCCTTCGGGCAGGGGGACGCGCTGATTCTTCACTGGCTGCACTGTGCCCCGTCTGAGGACATTACCGAATGGCGGGCACAGGTAGGTCAGGCTGCGTGGATGGAAGAGCGCTATTTCACCACGCTGGCCCGCATGATTCACGGCAACAGGCGCGGAAGTTCCGCGCGGAAGAAGTAAGATGGAAGTTTTCAGCGTATTTGCCACGTTGTCCCTGGTGGACATGATTTCCGGCCCTCTGGACCGGGTACGGCGCGCCATGCGAAGCGTGGAAGGCGGCGTGGCGACGCTGGGACAGCGCATGGGCAATCTTGCCCTGGCCATGGCTCCGGTGGCGCTTGCCGCCGGAGTCATGCTGGGGGCGTTCGGCATGGCGGCGAGCAAGGCCATGGCCTTTGAATCGGCCATGGCCGACGTGGCGAAGGTGGTCAACTTCGAGACGCAGTCCGAATTTCAGGCCATGAACAAGACGGTCATGGATATGGCCGGACGCATTCCCATGGCGGCGGACGGCATAGCGGCCATTATTGCCGCAGCCGGGCAGTCCGGGGTGGCCAAGCAGGACCTTGCTGAGTTCGCGGAACAGGCCGCGAAAATGGGCGTGGCCTTCGACCTTACGGGCGATCAGGCGGGCAAGATGATGTCCGACTGGCGCGCGGGTATGAATCTGACATTGCCGCAGGTTTATTCCTTGGCCGACGCGGTGAACCACCTTTCCAACAACATGAACGCGACGGCTCCGGCGCTGGGTGAAGTCATCCAGCGCGTGGGCGCGGTGGCCATGGTCTGCGGCCTGTCGGAAACGAAGGTGGCGGCGCTCGGCGCGGCCTTCCTTTCCGCCGGGGCCAGCCCGGAAGTGGCGGCGACGGCGCTCAAGAGCTTCACCACCACGCTGGTCAAGGGCACGGCCATGAGCAAGGACCAGGCCGCCGCCTTTGCGTCCATCGGCCTGTCCGCCACGCAACTGGCAAAGGACATGCAGACCGATGCGCAGGGAACGATTTTCAAGGTCCTTGAAGCCATAGCGGCCAAGCCCAAAGAACTGCAAATGTCGCTGCTCACAACCATGTTCGGGCAGGAGGCGCTGGGCAGTATCGCGCCGCTTCTGCAGAACATGGGCAATCTCTCTCAGGCGTTCGAGCTTGTGGGGGACAAGGCCAACTACGCCGGTTCCATGCAGGCGGAGTTCGACACACGCAGCAAGACCGTTGCCAACACGCTGCAACTTCTGTCCAACAAGCTGACGAATCTTGCCATATCTGTGGGCAACGCCTTTCTGCCGTCCATCGGCTGGGCGGCGGAGAAGCTGGGCGTATTTGTGGACATGCTGCGGGCCGCAGCCGAGACCAGGGCAGGACAATGGTTGCTGCAACTGGCCGGGGCCATGGGCACGGCGCTGGTGGTGCTGACGGCGCTTTCCGCGTCCATGTGGTTCTTTTCGGCTTTGCCCGCCATGCTGGGCAAGGCCCTGCTGCCGCTGAAAACGGCGCTGCTTGGCCTTGGCGCGCCGATATATGCCGCCATTGCCGTGCTGGGGCTGCTTTATGCCGCATACCGTACCAACTTCGGCGGTATGGCGGATTACCTGCACGAATGCTGGAACAAGATCACGTTGACGGTCAAGGGCGTGCTTTCCGTGTTCCAGACGCTCAAGGACGGCAGCGGAGAAATCCGGGGCGAACTGGCCACGCAAATCAAGGCCGCCGGACTGGTGGGGCTTGTGACCACGGTTTCCCGCGTGGTGTACCGTATCCAAGCGGTGTTCAAGGGATTCAGCAAGGCGCTTTCCAATGCCTTTGCGCGCATCGACACGGTGTTTGTGCCGGTGCGCCTGGCAGTGGCCGAACTCATGCAGGCGCTTTCCGGTCTGTTCGGCCTGTTCACGGGCAACGAAGTGACCAGCGCCGCCTCGTCCTGGGAAGCCTTCGGCGCGGCCCTGGGAGAGATCGCGGGCGGCGTGCTGGAAGGACTGGCCACGGGCTTTGCCTGGCTAGTGGACGGAGTGAGGCTGTTTGTTTCCGTCATCGGGCACCTGATAGACGGCGTTTCGGCGCTGTGCGGCTGGCTGCTGGACCTTGGCGGGGCCACGAATGAGGCCAACGCGGCGGCGGACCCCTTCGCCTGGTCGAATCTCGGCAAGGTACTCGGCTATGTGCTGGGGCTTTTCGTGGCCTGGAAGGCCGCGCTTCTGGCCGTGCGCGGCGTCATGGTGGCGGTGTCTGCCGCGACGAAGGCGTGGGCCGCCGTGCAGTGGGTACTCAATGCGGCCATGAGCGCAAACCCCATAGGTCTGGTCGTCATCGCTATCGCGGGTCTGATTGCCGCCGGGGCATGGCTTGTCCAGAACTGGGATGAGATCGCCGCGTGGTGGCATGACCTGTGGGGCGGCATAGCGGCCTGGGCGGGTGAAAAATGGGACGCCATCACGGGCACGATTACCGGGGCGTGGGATTCCATCATTTCCGGTATTACGGGCTTCGGCGCGTCTATCCTTTCCGGTCTGCAAGGCGCGTGGGATGCCGTGAGAAACGGCATCAGCGCAGCGTGGAAAGGTTATATTACCCTGCTGACGGCATTCTGGGGAGGCATCCTTTCCGGGCTACTGGACTTCGGAGCATCCGTCATCAGCGGATTGCAACGCGTCTGGGATACGATCAGCGGCGCGGCAGGCGCGGCCTGGGCAGGCATAACCGGCATCATTTCCGGCGCGTGGAACGCCATTGTAGGCGGCGTCGCGGACTTCGGCGCTTCTCTTCTCTCCTTTTTGCAAAGCGCGTGGGCTGAGTGGGAGGGCTTTGTCGCCCGACTGCTGGCCGCCTTGGGAGGCATCCTTTCCGGGCTACTGGACTTCGGGGCGTCCGTCATCAGCGGATTGCAAAGCGTCTGGGATACGGTCGGCAACGCGGCGGGCGCGGCCTGGGAAGGTATCGTCGGTCTGGTGTCCGGAGCGTGGGCTGCCATCATCGGCGGCCTGTCCGCTTTCGGCACGTCCCTGCTGGATGGCGTGACGGCGGCCTGGAATGCCGTGCTGGAATTTTTCGGCGGGCTGAACCTTTTTGAATCCGGGGCAAAGCTGCTTTCCACCTTTGTGGACGGCATCAAGAGCATGGCGTCCTCCGTGGTGGAATCCGTAGAAGGCGTGTTTACCAAGGTGCGGGAGTACCTACCGTTTTCGGACGCGCATGTGGGGCCGCTCTCGCAGCTCACGCTTTCCGGTGCGCGCATGATGAGCACGCTTGCCGAGGGCGTCACCAGCGGCCAGGGCGGCCTTGTGGCCAGAGTATCCGGGGCGCTTTCCGGCGTGGGCGGGGCCATCCGCGACTGGTGGAAGGGGCTCGGCAATCCTGTGACGGATACCGTGCCGAAACTGCCCACGCCTCCGACTGCCGGTGTGCCGGTCATGCCGGAGGTGGCGGCTCCGAAACTTCCTGTCCTGCCTCCGCTGGAAGTGCAGGCGGGCAAGCTGCCGGAGATGCCCGTGCTGACGGTCGCTGCCCCGACAGTGCCGGAGCCGGAGGCCCCGGAAATAGCCATACCGCAAGCGCCGTCCTTTGACCTGACCGACCCCGCCCGCACGGAAGGCAACGTCCGGAGCGGCGGACAGAGCATCACCATTTACGGGGACATCGTTCTGCCCAGCGTGCAGAAGGCGGAAGACTTCGGGGAAGCCATGCGCCAATACCTGCAAGGGGAGATTTCCATGATGGAGGGTATGGCATGAGCCAGGCCAGCGGCAACGAACAGAACGGACAGAAGCTGATCACCTTTGAAGACGGCGTGGTGACGCTGGCCGGGGAAGAAGTGCCGGGCATCCTGCATTCGCTGCGCGTGGACGGCAAGGTCCGCTTCGACGAACAAAAGGTGGATGGTTCTTCCGGCAAAAAGAAGACGCCGCAGGGCTTTGAGGACAGCGACATCATGATTTCGCTGTACCTGGTGACGGACGAGGATTCCAGTTGCTACGACAAGCTGGAGACGCTTTCCGGCATGTTCCGCAAGGTGGACGACAAGGCTAACCCGCAAATCTACACGGTGGCGAACCGGCACTTACTGGCGCGGGGCGTGCGGCAGGTGGTCTTTTCCAAGTTCTGTTCGTCGGAGAATGACCGGACGGATGAAATCATGGTCACGCTGGGCTTTGTGGAGCACAACCCGCCCGTGGTCAAGACGGAAAAGGCACAGGCAAAGACGCCCACCAGCAAAGAACTAGCAGAACAGGCTGCGGAGAAGGCCAAACAGGCCGCCGAACCAAAGGAAGACGAACTTATCATTACGGCGGAATAACCATGATCGAAGGAATCAACATCCGCTGCAACGTGGGCGGCGTGGAAGTGCTGCGCAGCCCGCGCATTGTGCTGACGCTGCGCCGCCGGGCCGTGGTCTCCACCTGCGAAGTGGATATCCCGGACGCGGACGGCTCGGTGCAGGTCTCTCTCGCTAAAAAACAGGCGGTGCGTGTGCGCTTCGGGCACCGGGGCGAAGGCGGCACCTGGCACGACTGGTCCGGCACGGTGAAGGATTTTCAGCCTGCCGGGCCGGATACCATCCGCGTGCAGGCCGTGGGGCTGGAACAGGCGCTTATCGACACCACGGTGACGGAAGCCATGCACGGAGAACCTGCGGACGTGGTGGCCCGCCGCCTGCTGGTGTCCACAGGGCTGCCCGTGGCGGGCATCGCTATCCCGGCGGAGACCTTCCCGCATATCGTGTTCAGCAATGTGACCGTGGCACGGGCCATCAAACAGCTTGCCGCCAGCCTGGAACGTAGCTTCGGGCACGACCTTTCCCGGCACGCGGTCTGGCTGGGGGAAGCGGGCCTGTACTGGTCCGACGGGGACGAACCGGGGGACGTGTTTGTGGTGGAAACTGCGGCCAACCTCATACGCAACGACCCGAACCCGGCGGGCATGAGTTATGCCGTGTCCACCGTTCTGCCGGGATTGACCCACAGTCGCCGGGTGCGCATCCGGGACACGCGGCGGGATTTTTCCGAGCTGGTGCGCGCGGAAGAGGTCATCCATACCTTGGGAGCGAACGGGAACACGACGACCATTGGTTACGGATACGACGGAGGCTGGGGATAATGGCGGAACAGAGCCTTCTTTCCCTGCTCAAGCGTGCTCTGGAACTGGCCATGCCGGACTTGCGGGCCTACTACCGCATGACGCGCAAGGCAAAGGTCGTGGCGGCGTATGCCAGCGACGGGCGCTATTATGCGGACGTGCAGCCGCTCCGGAACGACGAAAGTCCGGACACGTCGGAGCCGGTCATTCCCAAGGTGGAAATCCCTATCGTATGGGGCGGGCCGAAAAGGGGTATCGTCTGCCCTCCGGCGGTGGGGACGCTGTGCGATCTTTCCTATTACGACGGGGACCCGAACTATCCGCGCATCAGCAACTTCCGTTGGCAGATGAACGGCGCGCCGGACTGTGGACTGGACGAACTCATTATCCAGCAGACGCCGGGCGTGAGTCTGAAAATTGAGAAGGACGGCTCCTTTCTGACCGTTTCGCCTGAAAACTGGACCGTGGAAATCGGCGGAAATGCCGTCATCAAGGCGGCGGGCAACGCCACCGTGGAAGCAGCCGGTACGCTGACCCTGCAAGCGCCGTCTATCATCAAAAAAGGGAATGAAACCTGCTCCGGCAGCGACGGCGGCACGGGAACCACCACGGAGAACGCCCACCGGACCACCAACGGCAGTATAACGGTTAACGGGCCGCTCAAGGTGAATGGCGACCTTTCGGTATCCGGCAACGCCTTTGCGGGAAGCCGCAGCGGCGGGAGCTGTCCGCACTGACAGACTGGCGGGAACAACTGGAACTAGCCGCGAGCGACGCGAGTCCTGGAAATGATGTCCGGCAATTCAAAGGTGAACTGCAAAAATATTCTGGTGAACGCCACCAGTTCCCCGGCCTCATCTGGAGAGCCTTCCATATCGTGCGCAGCCTCATTGCCCGCTCTGCGAATGATGGAAGCCCATTCTTTCAGCGAAGCGGTAATGACGCCTTTTTTATACAAGTTATCGATCCTGTCATACAGAGACTTCCCTTCGCCGCCAAGCTGGCGCACGGCAGCTTCCAGCACACTGCGACAACCGAAAATGATGAAGTACGGCTGTTTTTTCTCATCAAGCATTTTTTGCAGGTCAACAAAGGCGTTATTGACCTTTTCGGGAAGCGAGGGATGGCTGTAATGCTGCACGGGAGAAGGAAAAATATGTTCCACCGTGACCTGTCGGCGGGATTCTCTTTCAACAGAACCGATACAGGGACGGATTTCCTCAAGCGTTTTCTGGCTGGTCGAACATGTGGCGACAACAGGCTTTTTACAGGAAAGACAGGAGCCTGCCAAGGAAAAGCTTACCAACGGGTTGTTTTCACGCCGTTTTTCAAGAATGGCTCTGTCAATTGCCGGTGTTTTTGAATAGTCGTAGTCGCCGAGTATGTAAGTGCTCATACCGAAAGCCGCAAAGCCCCTGTCTGAATGGCAGTGAGGACAGGTTCCCTGGAATATAAACATGGAAGCTCCTGGAGGGTGATATGGAACAGATCAATATCAACAAAGTGATGGATGAATTTTACGCTATCGTCAATACCGCGCCTGTGGACGATGCTGTGAGCCATGTGGTGCGCTGTGCCGGAAAGCATGGCAACGTGGCCTCCATCGAGGCGCTGGCCAGGTTGTTGGTCATCGAGAATACACGCCGTCGTCATGTCGAGGCGCGTTTCCTGCCCGATCCACATTAGCTCCATTCTCATTTCTTGTGCAAAAAACAGGGATGGAAATCCCCATGAAAAACCTTCGCATGGAGCGCGTCCTTTCCGGGCGCGCTCCTCTTTTTTGTGCCAGTATCGGTTGCATGAATACGGCAAACGAGCTTTGGGGACAGGACATAGCCCTTGACGACAACGGGCAGGCGCGCGTGGCGGCCAACGGCGAACTGGTGCTGACGGACGGCGTGGAAACGGGCGTGCAGGATATCAAGCTACGCCTGTTCACCCGTCTGGGCGCGCTGTTCTACGACCTGGACTTCGGCAGCCTCATTTCCGACTGGTTCTATGAGGACAGCACGGCCACGACACGGGCGGCTTTTCTGGCGGAAGTGACCATGCGCGTGGAAGAAGATCCGCGCGTGGTGGTGGGGAGCGTCAAAAGCAGTCTGCTTGCCTGGAATGAAAATTCCATCACCGTGGCCGTGCAATGGCGTTTCATCGGAGAAGACCAGCCGTTGAACCTGGTGCTTACGGCGAACAAGAGTGTGCGGGAACTGGTCATACGCGACGGCAGATACAACGAACCGGAGGCGGCGCTATGAGCCTACGACTCTCCAAAGATATAAGCGATATCCGCGCCGGACTTTTTGAACGCATCGAGTCCGTGCAGGACGAGTATGCGGCCAAGGGCTGGCTGCCTGCACGCCTCAATCTGAACAAGGGCATCGCGCGGGGCATCATCGAGCTGTTCGCCTGGGGCCTGTGGCAGCTCTACAACTTTCTTGCCGTCATCCATAGGCAGGCTATTCCGCTTGAGGCCACGGGGGAGTGGCTGGACACGCACGCGGCACAGGTGGACGAAACCCGAAAGCCTGCCACGAAGGCGCGGGGCAACGTGCTGTTTTTGCGTGGGGATCAGACCGGGAACGTGCGCATTCCCGCCGGGCGTATCGTGCGGACACAGCCCGACGGCAAGGGCGATATCTACCGTTATGTGACGGATGAGCTGGCCGTACTGCCGGAAGGCGCGGCATCCGTGGCCGTGCCCGCCACGGCGGAGGAATACGGCCAGGGAGCCAACGCCGCAGTGGGGCAGATATGCGAGCTTGTCACTCCGGTGGAAGGCATTTCGGGTGTGACCAATGCGGCGGACTGGCTGATTGAGGAAGGCGCGGATGCGGAAAGCGACGCGAGTTTGCGGCGGCGCTATGTGCTGGCCTGGCAGAGCCAGGCGGGCGTGACCCGCGCGGCCTATGAAGCCGCCGCGCTTTCCGTTCCCGGTGTGGTGGACGTGTATGTGGCGGATCAGCATCCGCGCGGGGAAGGCACGGTGGACGTGGTGGTCCAGGGCGCGGCGGGACTGCCCACGGCAAGCCTGTTGGCTGAGGTCCGCACAGCCTTGGATAGCGCCATCGTCATCAATCACGACCTTCTGGTGAAAGCGCCGGAGCCGGTGACGGTGCCTGTCAAGGCGGTGCTGGAACTGCTCTCCGGAGACGCGGACGCCGTGAAGGCTGAAGCGGAGAATTGGGTTCGCTCCATGTTTTCCTACGGTGACGATCCGGCTATCCCGCGCTTTTCCATCGGCAGGGACGTGGTGCGGGACCGCCTGGCCTCCGGCCTTGTTTCCATCGCCGGGGTGAAGCGCGTCCGCTGGGAAAGCCCGACGGAGGATGTGGAGATTCCGGCGGGGGGGCTGGCCGTGCTGGAAGCCCTGGACCTGCAA